AGACCTGCAAGAGAAGAAGGAGTACCGGTTATATCTCCAACAAAAGTACCAAAGAAAGTTCCTGCTTGTACGCGCTCACTTCCAAAAGTCCAGCCAGAACTAAGATTTCCAGATTCTCCAACATTTTGCTCTGCATAAACAAAAGATTTATTTGAAGAACTTCCTCTCTCTACTTCTATACCTGCTGTAACAGTTAATGCAGGAGTTCCAGTTTGAGAACTATTTACTACAATTTTATTATCTTCTATTACAAGATTTGTTGTATTTATTGTAGTTGTTGATCCACTTACTGTTAAATTACCGCTAACTGACAAGTTTGCAACAGTTGTACTGCCTGCAATACTTTGTCCTCCCGTAGTACGGATAACCGTGCTATCAGCAACAACATTACCGCCACTTATAGCAATACCACTACCAGTACTTACAGCAATTGCACCTGTACCGGAAGTATAAGTTATACCGTTTCCACCACTAAACTTTCCTCGTATTGTGGCAGCCGTTGGTCCTGCAAAAGCATACTGTCCCTGTGTATTATCATAAGTAAGAGAGCCAAGATCCGTGTCGCCAGAAGTTGCAACACTAAATACTCCTCTAACATCTGAGTTACTAGGTCCTGTATAACTTATTTGTCCGCTAGTTTGATTATATGTAAAGCTTCCCATGCCTCCGTTATCCAGACCGGATAGAGAACTTCTTATATATGGCTGATTCAGAGCCATATTTGCACGAGTACCACTTACTGTAACATCAATTCCGGTGCTAAAATTAAATATACCAATATTATTTGCTTTCTGAACAGTATTGTCTTCAACAATAGCGGAAGGAGTAGCTGTAGCATTTACATTACTGGTAGCATCAATATCAACACCATTCAATGACATATTTGTGCCATCAAAAGTAATATTCTTTGATGAATTACCAAAAGTAAACTTACCGCCAGTTAAGTCAAGAAATGCTCCGGCTTCACTTCCAGACGGAGGATTATTTGCATCTGGCGGCGCATTTGCACCTGTACTTCTTAACGTACCACCAGTGATTGCGCCTAAGTTTGCACTTAACGATGAAAGACTTTGAGTAGTAATATGACATGCAGCAATAGTTGTTGCAGCAAGAAGATTTGCTACAACTGAGTTCGCTTGTACAGATTCTGCAACAACTGCTCCAGCAGCTATTTGTGAAGTAGTAATTTGATTTGCTGCTATCGTATTCGTAGTAACTGAGTTTGCTGCTAGCTCTGAAGTAGTAATTTGATTTGCAGCTATAAGATTTGCACTAATTGAGTTCGCAGCTATCTGATCTGCAGATATTTGATTTGCTGCAATCTTATCTGCTGTAATTGCATTTGCAAATATCTTATCAGTAGTAATACTACCAGTTACAATTAAATCTCCATCAATTATTTCTGCTTGATTAATCCAAATAGAACCATCATAGCTCCATGTCGCTGTACCTGTAAAGTTTGCTATTGTGCCTTCAAAGAAAGTTGCTTGATCACCAATAACAGCATTACCTGGTCTATCAGACCAGTTACTATCCCACGCTGCCTGCGCGGTTGCAGTATTTGTAGGCAGAATAGTTACAGGTATCTGCCAACGTCCTGGGCCTCTCTTACCTCGAGCATTTACATAAAACTCTGCGGCATATACTCCAGTATTACTTTTCTCTATTTTTCCAAGTATAGAATCATTTTCAAAATCTGGTTTTAGAGATTGCTTATATACTTTTACTCCTGAATGAGTTTTAGTTAAGCTTTGTCTTAAAACTAAAGAAGTATTGCTTATTACTTCTGCAACTTCTCCATACTCTGCATCAGTTTGTTGAGTACCGGGAGCACTTGCTGCTGTTAGCTTTATTAAGTCTCCTGCTGCAAAATGTGTAAGAAAGGCACTTGACGAACCAGTAATTGTAGTATTTCCAATCGCGCCGGTGACAGTTCCTGCTGTTGCTGCCAAACCATTGTCAGAAGCTCCAACTTCTTTGTAGTAATTAAAATCAATTGTTTGTCCGCCAGCATCTACTGCAATTGTATCTGTGTGTACCTGTACGGCTTTCCATGAATCGCTGCTTCGAGTGCTGTGATCGTAGTATAAATACGCAGCACTATTATTTGCCATTGCATTAAAAGCTTGCTCAGTAAAATTTGTGCTTCCACTTGTTACAGCAAAATTAAATCCAGCAGGAGTAATATAAGTATATGTCGGTTCTTCTAATAAAGTTTTTCCAGTACCATAATCAAACTCTAAGCTTGTAGTAAGTGTTCCTCCTAACGGTATATTTGTAATCCGATTAAAGTTTGGTGGAGGAGAAGTAACTGAGCGAATCGCAGTTTGATAAACTGAACGAGCTCCTGTATCCGAAATAGTACGAACACGAATTTGAAAAGTTCCAGCAGACGCGTTTGGAATTCTTACATTTTGAGTTCCTGCTCCTACTTCTACTTGAGAGAATCCACCTTCAAGAGGGCCATCTACCAAGTTATGTGTTACTTCATATCTATCTATAAATCGATATGGTAAAACTCGGGAGTTACCATTAGTATCTGTAATAGTTTCTTCTGGAGGAGTCCAAGATATAATTGCATCAATTCCTTGATCCGCTCCATCTACAGAAGTACTAGAAGCGGGTACAAGTTCTAAACTTAAATTTGTAGGAGGAGGAACTTCAGTCGCTGCCCCAGAAAAATCAGAATAATCAGGAATAAAAACAGGTCTTCCAATCTCTAACTCTTCATATTTATCTGTTACAACAATACCGCCAGTAATTTTATACTTTGAATTTTCTTCCTCTTCTTCAATGCCAAAGACACGAAACTGACGTACATCAGCAGTGCCATGTTCTTCTGAAGGACCAATAGCCCATATTACATCAGTGTTTGGAGTCGAAGAGAATGCCTGACTAGGAACTATAATAGTATTTTGGCTTCCAGATGTAGACTGTATAAATCTTTTTTCAATTCGAGTATTTGGGGAAAATTGGGCTGTTACATGATTACCACTATCATCAACTAAATTTGCTGCTGCCTCTTTAGTTGTGATTGGATTACCACTAGCATCTCCAAGTATTAAAGAACCTCTCTTGTATAAAACACTATTTATTGTAGCTTCTTCTGCTTGGTCTAAATAAACTCCTGCATCTGGAAAAACTAGATAAATAATATGAGAAGCTCCCCCAGAAAATCCACTCAGGGATACAACTTTATCAAGAGTAAAACTACTTGCATTTAGTGTAGATAAAATTCTTCCGCTTGCAATAATACTATCAACATAATGATCTTGAACATTTATATGATCGCCGGGACGTATAAAAGAAGCATTTATTCCTGTACTAAAAGCAATTAATTCTGTTTCTTGGGTATCTGTGATCATATGCCACTTACCCAATCGCTGTGCTTGTCCTTCAGAGGTACATCCAAAAGCAACAACATCTTTTGTTATTACTCTTTCTTGTGTAATAATATTTGCAGTATCATCAATTGTTAATACGCTTTGTTTGAAAAGCTCGTCAGGATTTGACCATGTAACATTTACTTGATTAGTTCTTGCCCTTTGTCCGGTAAAGGTATATTCAAATAATCCATCTTGAACATTTCCATTTGTAAACGTATAAACAGGCTCTTTAAATGTATCTTGAATTGGAGTTACTTGTCCGTCAATCCAATACATCATCCCACGAAAAGAAGAAGCTAAATCTTTTAATACTTTATAAGCATCTTCTTGTCTTTGTAAATATACGTTGCAAGAAAATCTTGGCTCTTGTCCTCCTTTTCCATCAGGAACTAACTCATCACAATGTCTTGCAATTTGATACAAAGAATATACATCTATATCTGTTTCTTTTAAAAAATTACCGAGCCCAACTTCTTTATCAGTAAGAATATCATAAAATATCCAAGCGGGATTATTTGTATATACTTTTGATTTATTTACATCATGTGAAGATCCCGCATCTCCTCTAAAAGTACCGTCCCATGTTACATAAGAACCAGTATTTGTACCATTAGTTTTATGTCTGTTGTATTGTGCCTGATTACTTCCCAGTTCTTCTCGAGTAATATAATTAGAAGGTACCTTTATTTTTTTACCGCGAATATGGTATGCCCTCTTTGGAATACTAGGAAAATCTTCTGCAGAAAACTCAACAACCCCATATGCCGTAAGTGGATAACTTAATTTTTCTTCTATTAGTGCTTCGACTGTTTTCACACGAGTCATAGCAACTGCAGTATGCTTTTCAGGCGTATAATCTTTTGAAGAGTCAGGGCTTAATCTTTTTATACCAATACGCCAATCGGCTAAAGGCTGAAAAGGTTTTAAATCTATATCAAATTCTTTTATGAAAGCAACTTTTTGATTCCTTTTAGATACTACTCCATTACTCTGTCGAGTACCTCCGCCAGAGTATAAAACATCTCGCTGCGTTTCCATTATTTGATTCCATGCAGGAACACTTGTTATAAAATCCGTTCCACCATAATTTCTGCCTACCATTAATTCTTTTGTAAAAGTACCGTCAGAAGCATCTGACTTATATTCTAAGGTAATTTGAAACTCTGCATAAGCAGTATGCTTATTACCCGATGCCCCTGTCAAAGAAAGACCACCAGGAAACTCTAAATTTATCTTTACTCTATCAACCTCTGCTTTTGAGTTTTGAGAAAAAGAAAAACTATCTGCAGCTATGAAATAAGTAGACTGTCCACTAGAAGAATCCTGAGAAGTATGCCATTTTAATTCAAAATTAGGCCCAAGAGTATAAGAAGCAGCAGAAGCCCCCCGAGGAGATGTGTGAGCAGGTTGATTTCTAGTTCCTCTGTAAAAAGACGCTTTTGCACTTTCATAATTTCTTTTGCTAGTTCCTGAAGTAAGGGAAGTTGTAGTATGAATAGCGCCACTTACACGAGCAGTAGTTGCAGTAGCCGATCTTGTAACGGCCGATGCTAGAGTTGCCGTTGTTGCAGATCCAATTGCAGTTATTTTTCTAACTTCATCAATTTCAAAAGCAGTTCCTGCTGCTACTGCTTTTGTAATGGGAGGAGAAAGAGTTCCACGATTACCTGTGCCAGAACCGCTATTTCCTACATTTATAAGTATTCCTTTGTAGTCTTGCCCACTTGAACTAGCTCCCGGGATTCTTACCATAAAAGCCACAGGAGCATCATAACCAAAAACAGCTCCTGTAGAGTCGTCCTCAGTTATTGGCTGAATCATACTGGCTGTAAAAATACTATTTGCTGCAGAAACTATATTTGTGGAGCCCACAGACATTGCAGAAGCAAGAGTAGAGTTTTTTCCTGCTCCTTTTATCTGAATGTATCTAGGATTTAAAGCGAGAGAAGATGTGCTTAATCCAGTAAATAGACCTTGACCAACATTATTTACTGCATTTGTAATACTTGTACTACTTACAGTTACAACTCCATGAATAGGTTGAAAAGCTTGAACCGTACCTGCATCAACTATAGAAGTATCATTTAAATATACTCCTGCAAGCCCTCCCACTACACCTTCTATTTCGCCCGCAGCAACTAGATCATATACAGTAGCTCTTTGTTTTTCAAATGTGCCTGTTGTCATGCGGCTACCTCAAATTCATTGTTTTCACTTGGAACTGCCGTTGTAGGAATATTTGTATTTAAAAAAGAGTTGTAAGCAACATAATATCCACCCATCCCATATTGAACTATACCCCTACCTCTACCTCTGTAGAATTGACTTGTGTACTCTGGACGGAAAGAAAGACTTATAGGAGCACCGCCAACTAAAAGTTCTCCATAACAAACTGGTACGGGTAGTCCTTGCTGTATATTATTTTGTGGGCCTTGAAATAAATATCCTTCCTCTTGTTTTTGATCTGTTTCTGGTCCCGGAGCCATTAACTGAGCTATTCCAGATATAGCGAGATTTGCTCCTACAGTAAATAACATCATAGTTAATTTAGGGCCAAGAAAGGCACCTACACCAGGAATGAGAGATACAGCAATTATTATAGCGCCAGCTATTAGTTTAGCTCCTCCACTTTTTGCTCCTGCAGGAATTTCTGTAATAATTATATCTTCATTGTTCAAAGAAAGTAGAAGCTCTTCTCCTTCCTCTAGATAATCTTCGCCTCTTTTTATTGTATAGCCTATACCAGCGTCTGCTCCCCGAACTAAGTGTTGACGAAAGCCAGGAGTTTGACAATCTATAAGTTTAAATATATCACCAATATTTGCACAGTTAGTTTCCCAACTGCTACCAAATTTAGCTATCTCTCCAACTAATTTAACTTTTTGCATATCTTGCGTACCTTAAAATATTTTTTATCCAAAAAGGATATAAACTTTCTCTGCATGAAAGTCTATTCTCTGCATGATGCATAAAAATATCTTCCTCTAAATAAACTCCACAGTGATTTGGAATATTATTATATATTTTGAAAATAATAATATCACCCCTTTGAGGCTGCTCTACTTCTATAAACCCAAACTTATCAAATAAATCATCAAAATAATTTAATCCTTCTTCCCACCAGTCATCTTTAAATTTCATTGTTGGAAGAGTAATATCAAACTCTTCTTTGTAAAAATCTCTTGCTAAAGCCCAACAGTCATTTTCTCCAAAAATATAGTCTCTACCAAGCAGTCTTTTTCTTTGTGGTATATACTCTGCTTTTTCACCGCTTGGTATAGAGTACACAATATAAGGTACTTTAAAATAATCACTTGCTTTTTTATCTGCTTCACTTAATTCTGGTGAAGCATCGGGATGACTATGAACTATTGCGTAAATATCTCCCGTTAAACTTGCGCGTAAATAATCATCACTATTTATTACGAACTCTTCTTCTGGATTTTCTGCTTCGTTTGTTGAAGGTATCCAAACTAGCTTTCCTTTTTTATTTTGTAATATTCCACAACCTTCTTCTGGATAAGCATCTAGTAAATGCTTTAAAATTTCTTTATCTTCTTCGCTGTATAACACCGGGGTATCCTCCGAAAGGAAGTGCTTTTGTATTATCCTGTAAAGCAGAGAAAGCCCCACTAACACTTGGATGCAGTTTTGCTTGAAATCTAAGTCTACACGATGTTATTTGTTTTCCACATCTATCTGCTTTTGTCCAATAAATATTTTCTGAGATTGAAGTTTGTGTTCCTCCGTACCCTGTAAGAGAAGTTCTTTGTACTCTCCAAAAAACTCCACTTTGTAAAACTACATCATTGAAAGCTTTATCTCTATACCCATAGTATACTCCACTTGTAGAAAAAGTTTGATAAACACGAATTTTTCTAAACGCACTATTTGTATCAGAAGGAGCAGTTGAAGTAGCTCTTATACAAAACCAATACTGTCTTGTATCAGCATTGTTTACATCCAGTAAAACTCCAGTTGTTCCATATCTCTGTTGAGCAGTGGAAGTAAAATAAAAAGAGTTTTGAGTAAAACTACTTAATCCGGAAGCATTGCTAGCGGCTCCTGTGATAGCACTTTTTAAAAGTATCATTTCATCGCTTTCATTTATTGCTAATAAATAATCTGTGCCTCCAATATTTATTTTGTTATCTAATCTCCAAGAGCATCCTCCCTCTTTATTTACTTCTGCTAGAGTTGTAGAGGCACCTTGATATTTCCATGGACAAGCGCCTCCAATTACAACTCTTCTTGGGAGCTTTATACCTGCTAAATCAAAAGGGGCTGCAAGCTCAAAAACTACATTCATTACAGATCTTGATGCAAGTCTATCAATGATATAACTTACTGAAGGAAACTCTACGGGAGGAGTAGAATCTCCAGTGTTTCCAACTAAATATTTTTCTTGAGTCGTTCTTCGAGTAAGCCTCTTACCAATTAAATCTTCAAATCCTAAACCACCAAGCGCATCTTTAAAAGTACTTTCTATATTTGCAACTGTCATTGTAGGTCGAGGTATTGATCCGTCTGACTGTACATCAAAGCCTTCCAACTCAATTGGAATTGGAGTATAGGTTCGTACCGTTCCTCCTGCATCTCGAAACTGTATAGAGGTTAAATCTTCGTCAATAGCACTTGTAAAATAAGCAAAAACTCCTGGCGAGTATTCCAAATCATACAGAGTAATTATTGAAGACTCTACTCCTTGTTTTTGTACATTTTCAACAATCGCTGTCATTCATAAACCCTTCTAAATACTGCACTTAAACTATAAAAATCTTCATATTGATAACTTTCTTGAAAGCTATCGCAAACCACTCTTATAGACTTTTCATCATCTGTTGTATTATCAAGAATACCTGTAGCTTCTTCTGAGGAAGCATGATCTGGAACTGTAAAAACAAAAGTACTTACTCCTTTTAAACTTTTTAAAAAGCCTGCAATATTTTCTATTTCTCCCCGAGTTCGATTTTTAAAAGAAACATTGTAATCTTCTTTTACACTATTTATTCCATAAGTTGTGCGCTGTTCATAGCCATCTCCAAAGTTCACTCTACGAACTTGAGGCACGGCCTTACGAGTCATTCCTTTATCTGGAAGAACGTTTAAACTTCCAAAAGCACTTGATGTTGTAAATCCTAATGCCATTATGCTGATCCTGCACCATAAGGACTTAACATTCCTCCAGGTCTTTTTTGATTATGAATTTCTTGTTGGACAGCTAAAGCTATTACCTTTCCAAACTTGCCTTGATCTTCTGCACTTGATTGAGTTTGTGTTTGAGTTGTTCCGTCAGATGCCATTGAAACATTTACTGTTACATTATTTTGGTTTTGTGATCCGCCTTGACCTGTAAACTCTACAGGTATTGCTGACTTTCCTTGCCCAAGAGGAACTACTGCTTCTGTGCCATGTAAAATTGCTGGATATCCTGCGTTTCTTCCTCTTGCAATGCCTCCGGTACGGTACGGTTTCATTATACCACCATACCTTCCTCCTGTTAAACCTCCTTCCAAAGAGTAATTATCTATCCCAAGCGCAGCAGCCTCAGAAGTAGCATCCATATTAGCTGTATTAGGAGCAAAAGCACTCAAGACAGCGCTTGCAACCTTCAGTGCAATCATTTTTGCAATCATTCTATTTAATTCTTGTACAACTGTTTGTCCTAAATCAAGAAAAGATTGTTTCAAAGTTCCTATTCCACCAGTTAAATTCATAATTCCATTTTCTATACCAGTTTGAAAAGCCCCTTGAATACTTGAAAGCCCATTAACAATTATTTTTTGCTGTTGCTGTAGTCGTATTTGCTCTTCTAGTGCTTCTATTTGTGCAAAAGATAAATCTCTTCTTTCGATTCCTTTAGAAATTAAAAACTCTTCCATTTCTCGTTGAACAGGATTTAAAGAAATAATACTTGCAAGAGTTTCTTGTTTTTCTCTTGCTAGTCTTACTTCATCAAGTGCTTTTGGAATAGCATTCTTTGCACTTATAATATCTGCTTGCGTTTGAGAATAAGCTAAACTTGCAAGAACTACCTTTTGTCTTGCTCTTTCAATTGCACCCTCATCTTCTCCTTTCTTCGCTTTTTCTAAGTCTAATCCTGCTTGCTTTATACCATTTAATTGTTCTTCTGCCTTAAATTGTAAATCTGTAATTTTTGCCTGTCTTTTATCCCTATTTATATCCCCTACAGACCTTCCAATGGACCCCGCGCCTTCTGTGAAAAACTTTGAGCTAATATCTCCTGCTTTCCTAGCGGCCATAATTTTATTTGTTTCTTTTAATATTTCGAGTTTTCTTTCTTCTATCGTAAGTTCTGCATTTTTAACCGCATTTACTTCTACCTGTCTTTCTAAATTTTGTTCAGCAATTGTTACACCAATTCGTGCAATTCCTAACTGAGTTCTAGCATTTTTTACTCCCTGACTCTCTAAGCCCCCAGATTCAATAAGAGCTGCATTTAAAGCTGCTTGAGCACTCTCCTCATTTTGTCTAGCTTGTAAAATTCCTTGAATAAGAGGTAATTGTGTTGCAAAAAGACGTGTCCTTCTTGATTCAAAATCCATACTTGATTTATTAATAAAAGATTGTGCAAGAGAAATGCCTTGAATTCCACTTGCTAACTGAAGCTGTTTAGCCATAGAAACTTCTAACATTATTGATGTAGCATTTGCTATTCCAAATTGCTTACTAATATTAGTCATCATTTCGCCTTCTTCTTGAATTTTTTTGACCATATCGTCTCTGAGCTGCATTTGTTCTCTTATTTTTACAGAAATATCACTCATGTACTGAGGATCATTTGGATCTGTAGCAGCATCAAACTTTGATCTATTCATACTTCTTTGTGTAGCTATATATGCTTCTGCAGCTTTCTTTTGCTTCTCTGCTACTCTTATATTTTCCATATATGCTTTATTTTGAGCAGGAATACTATCTCTTGCAGCAGTTACAATTCTACGATATACTAATACTAAGTTTTCTAACGGAGCTTTTGGAATACCTTGTACAACTCTGGAGAGTTCTAGTCTGGCTTCTTTTTGCGCTTCTCTTAAAGCGTTTAAAGAAGCAACCGCGGCTACAGAATCTACTGATAGTTTTCTTATGCCTTTTGCCTGAGCTTCTGTTAAAGACTCTCCCTTTTCTATGGCGTTAACCAGTGGTTGGTAAGAACTATCGAGCTGCGTTAAACTCTTAGCTACAGCTAATACTGCTTTTTTATTATTTAAAAAAGCTTCTGAAGATTTATCTTCTGCATTGGCTAAACGATCAATATCTTTTATAAAATCTGGAATATTTGCTTCTTGAACAGCGTTTCCAAGTTGAGCAACAGATTCGTTTATATCTAAAACATTTTTAAATTTGTATTCAGCTGTTTTTTCTAGGTGTTTATTTAAGTCTTCTAATTTTGCAGTGCTTTCTTCAAATTCTTCATTTAGTTTTTCTGCTGCTTTTGAAGCTGGAAAAAAGAAGTCGAATGCTGCTTTTCCAAGATCAAAGAAAAGTAGAGCAAGCCCAAGAAATGATGCAAGTCTAAATGCTTTATCAATCAGTTTTGGAGCTTTTGCTCCTGCTCTTCCAATCTGTACAAAAGCTTTTCTCCAAACAAGGCTTGTTTTCGCAGCTAAAACTTTTTGCTTTGCTGCAAGAATTTGCCACTTACCCGCTATTTGCTTTGTGGCCATACTAGAAGCCCTAACTCTTAGCTTGTAAGATTTTTGTAGGTCTGCTAACTCTTGTTTATTAAAGTTTCTAAGTTTTCCTCTACGAACTATTCCATCTTTATCTAGAGCTTTTTGAGCACCATCTAATACTCTTTTTGCTTGTCTTTCTGCTGCCTTACTATCACTAGCTCCACTTAAAAAGTCAAGTGCACCTTTTCCTCCTTTCTTTCCTTCTCCTAGTTTACTTACACCGCCTGTTTTAGCAAGATCATTTGCTTTACCAATTGCTTTTTCTTGAGATAAAACTAAATCTTCGGAAGCTTTTTTTGCTTTAGTTACTTCTTCTGTTGCAGAGGATAAACCTTTTCTAGCAAGTCGAGAAGCTTTTTTTGCGGATTTACCAAATTCATCAAAGCTAGGAATAATTGATTTTACAAGAGGTGCGGCAAAAATAGATAACACTCCTGTTAAAGCAAGAGTATTTTTTGAAAGAAATGCAAGAACAGGATTTAAAACATCAACAATTGCAGATTTTATAGTAATAGATAAATCATCAAAAGACTTCATAAACTTTTGAACAGCCAAAGCTTCTTCATCAATTACTTGACCTATCATCCCGAACTTACGCTCACCCTCTGCGATAGTAAAGTTAGCAACTGCTTGACTTCTTTCAAAAGCATTTAGTTGATCTGCTGTTTTTCCTATACTTGCAGCATACTCTTCTGTTGCAGGTTTTAACCGAAGTATAATACCTAATTCATCTAAAAGCTCTGGCTCTGCTTTTGTGACACCACGAACTAAACGATTAAATGAATCAGTTAAATCTCTTCCTAATGCAAAAGAAGCATTTTTGGCTGTTGTAGCTAATCTTTCTAACTGATCCCCAGATAAACCAGCTGCAGTTCCTATAGCGGTTGCTTGTGCGGCTTCTTGAAATCTTAATTGACCATCGGTTGCTTCTTGCAAACTTTTCGTAATTCGACTAAAAGCAATACCTGTTACTGCTCCATATTCTTCTTGAGCAGATATCAGATTACGAACATTTGCAGCTTCCTGTAAAAATTGAAATGCAGCAGTTACAGCAAAAACTTGAGCAGCGAGTACAGCATAAGCTGGAACTATACCCCCGGAGATAGAGGAAGCAAGATTTGCAAAATTTTTGCCCCCACTATTTGCAGTTTCTATTAAACCTCTCTGACGTTTTGTGGCACGATCTGTAGACTTTCCGGATTTTTCTAAAGCATCTGATAATTGTTTTTGACTAAGCGCAACTTTTTTGGTTGTGCCTTTATCATCAACAACTACTTCTACTTCAATTTTTTTCTTTGCCATTATCTACTCATTGATGCTTTGATTTAGCTCTTCTTTCTTCTGCTTTTTGTTTTCTGCTCGACTCTTCTGCCCTTTCCTTTATTAATATATTCTCATATGTTTTTGCAAAAAATACAACTGTTTTGACTTCATTAATATTAAAAATATCAAAAATAAAACTAGCAGAGGACCAATCCTTACCTAAGTACATTCCCGAAGCTCCGTCCCAACGATCTGATAAAAGATCGAACACAAAAAATGCCACTTGCACCTCAACAGGAAATGCTGAAGCATCTAGTGGCATTTTATCTGGATCTGGTTCTTGTCCTAACTGTTCACACAGCGCTAAATATTTACTTACATCTACATTTTGATGCGACTCTTTTACATATCGTTCAAGTAAACGAACTATTTCATCTACTTGGCTTGAGTAAAATTTTCAAGATCGCCTAAAGTTTCAGTAACCCAGGTGTCAAAATCATTTGCATTTTTCATTAACAACTGAGCATTTTCTAATGTAAAAGGTAATTCATCATCAGGATCAAGGCTTGAGATATCTACCAAAAGAAGCTCTTCTAGGTAACGATATTTTAATCCTTTCCATCCTTTTATGACAGCTTTACTATATTCTGTTAAAAACTTATCATCATCCAAATCCTCCTCTGGTTGATGAGTTTTTTTATTCCACTTTGTGTTTACACATTTTTTTCTGAGTTTTATTAGCTCTTCTCTGGCTAAGTAACATAGGTCTACTGAAAATCCTGTATATCCAGGAAAATCTATTTCAACAGTCTTACTTGGTGTCATAAGGCTGGCTAAAGAAACGGGCGTATCGGTCATGTATAAGTCCTCAATATAAAGTGGTAATTCAATAGTGTATATTCTACTGGACAATAGGAGAAATGTCAAGAAATATTTTTTGGAAGGTAAAAGTAAAAAAGGGGCCGAAGCCCCTTTTTACTACGTATCTATTATACGTCTGGAGTTGCTCCTCTATATTTGAGGGTAGTTTCGTTTGTACCACCAATGGTTGATGGCAATGCTTGGAAAGTAGTTTCCAAAGCAATTACATCCTCAATATTATGAGAAGGAATTTCAAAGTGTGCTGTAGGCATCGTAAACTTCAAGAAGGGAGTACTAGCACCCCCTATTGCAAATACAGTATTAAAAGAGTTTACTGTTTTTGCTTTTGCATTTGCACTTGTCATATCCGCAAAGAAGTCAGTAGAAGTACCAACATTACTACTAGAATCAAGTCCTAGATAACAGGTAAAGTTACCACTTACAGAACGAGGTCCTGTCACATGTCCAATTGGAGTATTAACCGATCCAATTGTTTCTGGTGTAAGATATGTAATATTGTTTGATATTGTTATATTTCCACCAGTAAGCGTCAAGTTATATACACCACTTCCTGCACCTGGGAAGGTTGAAGTATCTGCCGCAGTAATTGAAAGAGAAGTAAGTCTGTTTCTGATATAGTTATTTGTGGCGTTAATTGCTTCATAAACAGTCTTTGTAGGCTTAGAATCAGAAGTAAGAGTACTTCCAAAGCCAGACCAGTTAATCGTAGCAATACCTTCAATATCAAAGTCAATACTTGCTTCGTTTATAACAGCGCCAGCAATCTTATATACTGTAGGGTTTGATCCTGCATCATCTAACGAAAAGAATACATCTGCAGTACCTAACTGAGATTTATTTGATTGATCAAAGTCAATATCTAGATCTGCACTTGCACCACTTCCGTGAGTGGTTGTATTCGTAAATGCATTGCTTGAATAAGTAGCGGGGCCTGCCATGAGTGCCCATAGTACTTCTTCCACTGCGTGTTGCTTTGCACTTCCATCAGCTGCACCGCCACCGGATCCTGCTGATAGGAAAGGCCGCGCATAAGTTGAAAAAGAAAATTCAACAGGTGCTAGTGAATCATTAAAAACTTTTCGTCCACGCTTACTTACTCCAGCGGAGCTTTCTGCTTCACTAAGAGTCACCTCTGTAGAATTATTTCCCTGTGAAAAACTGAACCCATCTAATACAGGAATTTCCCATATTGCTGAGCCAATCTTAACGTACATTTTAGTATCGCGACTAAAATATAATGTATCCGCCATAGTTTTCTCCTATGAAACTTGAAAAGACTTGGACGTGAACTTTTGTTCGTGCCAGTATTTTCTAATAACGAACCTCTATGTTGATTTCACCAACAGCTAAAGGTTCGAGCACACCCTCATCAGTATTTATACCAATAATTGTGATTTGTTGAGTATTAAAAGAATTATTCTGAGCATCTGTATATTCCAGTCTTGAATTTTCTTCTACTACCGTTTCTATGTCTTCCATTAATAAATTTAACCCTTCTGTTGCATCTTCTTCATCTTGAACATAGCAACGAATTGTTATCGCTAAAAATCTGTCCTTAAATCCTCCGCCTTGATACTGACGGGTTTCTGCTCCTGCGTTTAAATGGACTGCAGGAAATTCTACAACTTCATCCCAAAACTTAAGTCTTGGCTCTACGTTGTTTTGTAAGTCAGTGAGAAAAGCTCCAGAACCATCAATATCCTTCAACTTCTCTGCAAGAGCTTTTAAAATATTTGCTCTTCTTGAAGTATATGTTCTTGTGCTCACTAAACTCTCCTAGTATATAATCTACCTGTAACTAACTGTGCTGCAATTTCTCTTATTGATGCGTCAATAAGAGTTCTAGGATCTCTATCTGTACTTGCAAATCTACTACCACTCGACGCTTCGAATACTCCATAAGGCTGTCTTTGGTAAGTATACCCTATACTAGGAAACCCCTGTGCAGTTCTTGATGCGTCTGTAACTCGTACTGAAGAAGCAAAAGTTCCTGTTTGACTTTCTAATCTTGGAGCACCCATATTTCTTAAAACTGTTTGTGGCAGTTTTGAGTTTATTAAAACCATTAAATTAATTGGAGACTCTCTATTTTCTTCTTTTTGAGTTCCCGGTTTTATTCGTCCTGCTTTACTTTTATCTTTAAATCCTTTACCTTTTACGCCTTTCATTTTACCTGCTTCTACTGAAACTGGTTCTTTTTTTCTGGGTTTTGGTTTTTTCTGTTTAAAGTTCTTTTTACCGGGCATTTTTCCAAATCTATGTAAAACACCGTCTTCTATATTTTCTATGTAATCTGAAGACATTGATGTAAACATTACCCCATTTTTATCTTCACCAATTAATTGAAGTATTGCTTTTTCTAAATCTTTATTTAAATCATCGTACATAGAAAGGTCTTCCCCTCTATTATCGCCTGCTGATTCAAATTTTATATCTACAACTTCTCTACCGCCCATTGTTTTTGCAACAGATTTTTTATTTGCAATTAATGATATACTTCCTTCTAACTGTTTTAGAAATGCAGTTAAAGCAGGAGTATTTGCTCTTGAGCTTATATCCAGCAAAGTATCTTGAACCATAGCATTTCTTTGTCTTGCTACTGCGGACTCTCCAACGTGCCCAACATCCAAAAAGTTATTTTTCCCAAACTCAGCATCTACCATTTTTCCTGTAAATACCATTTGTTTAGTTTTTTTATCTCTTTGCATTTCTTTCATGAGACGACCTTCTGCTTTCAATTCTCCATTAAGATCTTCTATAAAATCTCGCTGTGCATCTTGTTTAAATTTTTTGAATCTTTGAAACACGTCTTCACTACTCGTTTCATCTGTACCTGTACTTGTTGAAAAAATAAAACTAAAAGTTCTGTATCCTTTTCCTCCTTTTATTGGAGAGTCATCTACTACTTGATATTTTTTCAGAGTCTTTTTTGCAGCAAGAACTTCTACTACAAATTTATCAAACATATCTGCAACTCCCTGATTCACAACTGTTTTCATGCCTTCAGGAATTTCTCGTACATTTTTATAGCCAGCAACATTTATTAAGGATCTATAAATTTGTTGCCGCAGTTCTGATTCTTTAAAATTTATATAATGTGCTTTTTTATTTGAAACTAATTTTCTAAACTCGGAACTGTCCTTTTTTAGTCTTTCTAAGAGTTGATTTAGTTCTTTTTTTAATACTCGTTTTGACATTAGAAATTCTTATACAAGTCCAAAACTCGCTTGATGTGATCTGGAAATGCCACATTATCTCTTTGTGTACTCGAACTTTGATTTTGTATACTTGCACCACCAAGTGTTCTACGTTCTTTATGCTCGTCTTTCAAATAGTATGTAACTAAATCAAAGATTGCAAGTTTTAAATCTGCCGGAGTTTCATTATATCCAGCTTTGTAAACAACCTCTACCGCACCAACACCGTGCTTCCAATTAAGACGAGTACCAGACTCGTTTGTTCGCACAATACTATCGGTACGTGAGTCAAGATAGTATTCATACGCTCCTGTAGTAAGTGTACTATACGATTGATCATATCCACTCCTTTCTTTTACAGAAGTTATAGATACTATTGGACTCTCAGTAAGTTGAACTGCATAAGTATCCCAATAAATATCAAAATCTTCGGTTTTATCCGAACCGTAAAAATCTACAAAACTGTTTCCACAGTAGGTTTTTACTAATTCACTTACGGAAGGTATGATACGAGAAATCCGCAGATCTTCTTTCGGACCTGTTATTCCTTCCGCATCTTTATAGTCTGATATTGTAACTAAGTCTGCCATAAGTAAATTAATAAAAACCTGGGGAAGCCGAAGCTCCCCCAAGTTTGCTGGTTATTAAGACTGGAAGTTAATTCGAACTGAAGGCTGGTCAGCTGAAGCGCCGGCCACGATTTCTTCAAATCCGAGTGATTGAGTCGCAACGATAACACGTCGCTGATTCATTACTTCGTAATCCTGTTCAACCGTAACACCACGTAGACGTGGAATTACATAGTTACGGGGGTATACGGCTACTGCAGCCATATTTCCGTTAGTGTTGTCCGCAGGGAACTCTTCTGATACAACAACTGCAGAACCGAATACGGCTCCGATTGTACCAGTGATTCGTACTGCCAGATCTGATCCTACTTCATCCAGAGTTTGGAAAGCAGAATCTGACAACAGATCATAGTAGCTCGCTGAGCTAACAATGTAAGTTACATCTGAAGGATTCAAACCATACTTACCCATTCCTTTACGTGCGGTTAACAAGTTAGCAGCAGTCAACAAGTCACCATCAGAGATGTCCATGTTGT